GGGTCTTAGAGACATTCTAGGAACTGAGATTGAAGACGTTCATCCGGAAGAGACCAACGAGAATGCAATAGTCAATGCTAAGAGAAAAGCGGAGCTTTCTATCACTAGGGAGGAACTTGACTCTGGAGAAGAAGATGGATTTGAGGTCGAGGACGATCTCTTTAATTAACTCTGAATGAGTGCTGAAGAAGAAATAGAAAGTAATTATTGGTCGACGGAGAAAGTGGATGAACTACTCTGGAAGATTGAGGAGCTTGGACTGGACTATAAGTCTGTAGATAATCCCTTTCACGACGGTAATCCCGATCTCAAGCGGGCAAATATCCTATGGGAGTACACGAAGGAGGAGATCCTCGAGATTCAAAAGTGTGCCAAAGACGTAACATATTTTTCCAAGTACTGTCAGGTAATGACAGACGAAGGTCTAAACTACATTACTCTAAGGGACTACCAAACATCCGTTCTGAAGGAATATCAGAATCACAGATTTAACGTCTTCCTAGCCCCAAGACAGGTTGGAAAATCTATCACCTCTGCGATCATCCTTGTTTGGTATCTGCTATTCAACCACGATAAGAATGCGATGATCCTAGCCAACGTCGGATCGACTGCAGAAGAATTGATGGACAAGATCAAGGCGATTGTGAAAGGACTCCCCTTCTTTCTAAAGCCTGGGATAGTGGTGAACAACGTCATGTCGATGAAGTTCGACAACGGATGCAGAGCGATTGCTAAAACGACAACTAAAACATCAGCTATTGGTTTTACCATCCACTTCCTATACATGGATGAGTTTGCTCACATTCACCCAAACTTTATCGAATCTTTCTTTAGATCAACTTACCCAACGGTTTCTTCTTCCAAGGTGTCTAGAATTATCATTACTTCTACCCCGAATGGACAGAATAAATTCTGGGAGATCTATCAGGGAGCACTGACTGGAGAAAACACATTTAATCCAGTCCGGGTCGACTGGTGGCAAGTTCCAGGAAGAGACGATCAGTGGAAGAAGAATGAGATTGCAAACCTAGGCAGTGAGGAGTTATTCAATCAGGAATACGGAAATCAGTTTCTAAGTTCATCTACTCTTCTGCTGGGATCTAAGGAACTTCAGAGAATCAAGGCCAACGAAACCGAGTATGAGTGGAAAGAAGTCGAAGCCTTTGAAGACCTCGGAATAAGATATGCAAACTTTAAATGGCACCCAAAATTTGACCCTAACTCTCTTGAACAATCGGGAAGAAAATTTGTTCTCTCCATCGATCTCGCCGGAGGAGGTGGCGGGGATTTTACCGTCATGAACGTTTTCAAGGTTGTTCCCCTCCCAAAAAAGGTGATAGAAGATTTAGATGATTTTGAGGATGAGTCTGATTTTTTCGGCCTGCTTCAAGTTGGAGTCTATCGTGACAACGAGGTTCAAATCGAAGACTTTAAGAAGCTGGTTGAGAGCACAATAGTCGATATTTTCGAGCCGGACAGAGTTAAAATTTTGCTGGAGCTAAACTACAAAGGGGAACTTCTGATGGATAAGCTTCTGAACAACGATTCAATTACCGAGGAGATTTTTGTTTATACAAAGCACAGCGAAACTGCAAGGATTAAAAAACCGGGAATTAAATATAGCGGAAATAATAAATTAAAATACTGCGAGTCGTTGAGACAGATTATTAGAACTAATCGAGTCATCATCAACGAAAAGAAGTGGACGATTGCAGAATTATTCTCTTTCGGGATGAACGGCAGGGGAACTTATTCCTCTCAGTCCGGACACGACGACGTTGCAATGACACTAGTCAACCTTTCTGCTCTCTTTGAATCCAGTGATTTTAACGATCTAATTGAGGATCTCTACGATGAAATTGATTCTACCTACAGAAGAATGATTGAAATTAAAGTCGACGGAGAAAACGGGGCACAGTCGGACAGCAAGATGAAGACTAAAGATGGAGGATTCTACGACTCCTTCAATTCTCTCCTCTAAAAATCATTTCCCCTTAGATATATAAATCGAACTAGTAAGCCCACTTTTTATGGGAATGCGGTTAGATATATACAAAGCAAAAAATATCACTAAATAATGGCACAAAAAGTCAAACTTGATTTATCCCAATTTAAAGCTTCTGGAGTTTATACCTTGGAGTTCGATGCGTCAGCGAACGTCATCTTAACAACACAGACCATTCGTCTGGTCGTGGGATTCTCTAATAAAGGTCCTTTCAATGCTCCCGTGTACATTCCGGACGTCACAACGGCTCTGGCTATCTTTGGGGACATCGATAGAACACTCGAAGCTAAGGGTTCTTTCTTTCAAAGATCTATCTTCACCTGTCTAAACGCAGGCCCAGTCTTCGCTTTGAATCTACTTAGACTCAACAACGATGACTCCAGTCCAACTGCAGATAAAACCCCTTATTTTGGGTATTCTGTGGACACTGAGCAGCCGAACGGAGTCCTCACGGATAGGCTTTTAGCCTCGTACTACAACAAGGAGAGATTCTGGTATGCAGACACCAACTATTTCTTGGCAACTAGATCTATTGTAGATCAGGGAAGAATTTTCAACCTAGTAAATCTTGGTTCTACTGCTATGTCTGTCATAGTTAGAAAATCAACAGATGCTAATCCTCCTCTACAGGGATATGATATTTTTGCAATCGATTGGTATGGAGCAGGTAATGTTCCGTCTTATGTTAACCCTTATGACTACATTTCTGATTGGTTTATAGATGTAATTGCAGTTGCAGGAGACTGGACAGACTATGTTGCTCTTTCTCAAGATCCTCAGTGGAGCAGATTCTTTACCCCTAATGGATTTATCAAGAGTCAAATGACCAACTTCTTGAATCAACAGGACGTTCAGATCATTTCTATTACAACAGGATGTTTGATTATCGATTTCGTTAACCTAAATGGTAATAACGAGTATATTCAGACCCTGATCAACAACAATACCCCAGGTAATGGACTATTCTGTGCAGTTGATGAGCAAGCTCTAGAAAATCTTTGTACTAATCCTTATAAAGTGGATCTAGTTGGAAACCACTTAATCGACGAACTTTCTGGAGACAGAGATATTGTTGATGCGAAGCTTAATTTCCTGTCTTATGATCAGAATCTTCTTCAAGACTATATCTACACCCAAAACTATTCAATCCTAACCGACTCGACAGGGGAAACCGGACCAGTTGGTAGCTTATACTGTCTTCCTGGCTTCAAGCCATCCTCTACTTTTGGTGGAACAGCAGGGGTTTCTCTATATGGATTCCAACCTTACGATCCCAACCTATATGTTGCAGGACTTCACTTCTTAATTGGAGTTACTGGAGCTTCTGGACCTTTCTCTGGAATGTCTGCAGCAGATCTTTTAGATCTGAAGGACTTCTTAACTCCTACAGCTAGCTACAATCCTTATGTGGTTGGACAAATCACGACTCTCCCTGGAGGACTAACGGGTTCCGTTATAAATCAATTCGCTCAAGGGGATCTAGTAAAACTTAAAGTTGCTAACGTTAACGAGGTTAATGGAAATCTGCAGATCGCATTTACCCACCCTCTAGACACCACCCAATATAGAAACCTTGGTGTTATAGTAACTCCGCTTGCTTCAGATTATGGAACTACAACCTATGCTCCTTTTGGAATAACTGGAGATATTGGAGCAACTGCAACCTACCAGTTCGGTGCTTCTGATTCCCTAGGGATTCAATATACACTAGGCCCAGGTGGAACCGGAGCAACTTCTACTTCTGCCCCAACCGGATATGCTAATGCACTAGTTGGACAGATCACCACTCCTTTCTACCAGAACGTTCTTTTTGCAGAACTACAGGACGGAGATACAATCTATAAGAATGCGGCAGGTACAAACCTTCAGTATCTTTCTTACAACCAGGACGTTGACAGGGATCAATATTCAATCTACTATGCATTTGGGTACACCAACATTTCTAGAACAGGCAACACGCTAGAGGGAATTACCAACTTCGGATCATCTTTCCCTTCTATAGATAATGGACAATTTGCTGGATATCCTGCAACAAATAAATTGGATATCATTTCTTCTGTTGGAAGTATTAACGAATACATCGACGTTAACGGGGGAATCGCAGGAAAGACTAGTGTTACCTCATTCAAGATGGACAGTTCATTATACACTGTATCTGTAGGAGATCTGCTAGTTTCTACTGACCAAGATCTATGTCAGATTGAGAATACTAACAGACAACAGAGATTGACTAAGGTTACTTCGGTGGCTACTACATCTTTGAATAACATTGTAACCGTAACAACTGCAAGACCTATCTACTTCTACTCAGGAGGAAATACAGGACTTCAAGTTCAAAAGTTCCAATCCATTCCTCAGTTCACCACATCATTTGACTTTACTTATCTAGAAGGATTCCAACTCAACGACTTCCACAGGCCAAACGGAACTGATGCTAGAGTAGAAGTAATCCTAGATGTAATGTACAACACGAACATTGCAGCAACACTCGCAACTAAAGACGTTATCTCATTCAGATACATCGTTGATACATTCAGCGGAGTAATCCTACCTAACTCTAAGTCTCAATTGAGTAAATTGGCGATGATGAGAGGACAAGCTCTTGCTCTGATCAATGCTCCTTCAATGGCTCAGTTCCAGGCTTCTGTAGATCCTAGATTTACCGCAGCTCCTACTGCAGCTGATCCGTATCCATCTCTACAAACTCAATATATTGCAGACGGAGGTAATCTTTCTCTGAACCCAACATACACTTTCTCTCTACCTACTCAAGCTTTAGGTGCTTCTTTTGCAGCATATTACGCTCCTTATATCACTCTAAGAGAGAACAACAGAAACGTAAACGTTCCACCAGCAGCATTTGTTTCCAACAACTTCGTTGCTAAATTTGCAAACGGTGAACCATACGCTATTGTGGCAGGTCAGAAGAGAGGAACAATCGCAGGAACAAACCTAGTCGGAGTTGAATATGATTTCACTCTAGAAGATAGAGGATGGTTAGAGCCTTTCGGTATCAACCCAATCATCAAAAAGAGAGGACTTGGAGTTGTTATCTTCGGTAACCAGACTGCTTACCAAACAGTTAATTCTGCATTCAGTCTAGTTCACGTAAGAGATCTACTGATCAGCGTAGAGAACGACGTAGAACAAATTCTTTCTAACTACCTATTCGACTTCAACGAGGATTCTATCAGACTTGAAATTAAGACTCTGGTGGACAACTACCTTGACGGGGTTAGATCTGGTGGAGGAATTTATGCTTACCAGGTAATCATGGATGCTTCAAACAACCCTCCTTCAGTAATCGATCAAAATATCGGTATCATCGACGTAATTCTTGAACCTGCTAGAGGAATCCAGAAGTTCATCAACAGAATTACTGTTACTAGAACCGGAGGTATCGCAGCAGGAGGATTCATCCAGTTTGCGTAATTGATAATTTTTAGCATCAGGAAGAATCGGATAAATATAGAAAATAAGAAAACGAACTAAATGGCTGGATTACCACATTATCAAAATTCACTGTTTGGGATAAACAATTACGAACCTGTTTACCTCAACCAGTTTGAGGTTCTAATTACCCCTCCAGGACCGGTTTTGGGCGGCCAAATTCTTGTTCAGCAGGTAACAAACCTCAGCGGTTTAGAAGTTGATAAGACACCTGCACCGATCGAGCAAAGGTATAAGTTTGCAGTTAGAAACTATGCTGGTGCAAAGCCAGATCGGACAGTATTCGATCTGTCTCTTAGTTTTACAGTCAACTTAAACGATGCTAACTCGATGTATGTGTTTAAGACACTGAGACAGTGGACAGATTTGATCTACAATCCTCTGACAGGTGCAATGGGCGTGAAGAGAGACTATATTGGATCTATTGTTATTTCAGTCTTTAATAAACAGGGTGATGTATTTAGAAGAATTACCTGTAAAGACTGCTTCCCAACTTCTCCCCTGACAGTAATGGAGCTAGATTATCAGGCTACTGATATTTATAACGTTAC